AGAGAAATACTATTTGCTTTTCCACCGATAGTCGAAGGAGTAATAGCAGTTGCACCGACTGTAGTAAGAGTTTTAGACTTAACAGTAGCAGTTTTTTGTGCATAAACTATAAATGCATGTTCTTGACTTGCCGTAATACCAGCAACTGTTGCACTCGCTCCGCCTGAAGCAATAGTTATAACTACATCACTAGTATCAATAACACCGTCATCAGTTGCAGCAGCAATCCATGATGATGCGTCTGTAAATGCATAACCTGATCCAACATCTGATGATGCAGTTAAACTAGCTACACCAGAACTATTAGCAGTGGCTACTACTCGATGTTGAGTTGTTAAAGTAATATCTGTAATAGATTCAGGTCTATCTCTTGATACTTCGAAGAATAAATTATTATTACCAACATCTCTTAATACCGCAACATTACCGCCTTGGTTTGCAACACCAGTATTTGTTAGATCTACATCTCCGTATATAATATTAGATGTACCAATACTTCTGACTTGAGAAAAGTTTTTACCTGCAGCCATGATGACATCAAACAAGTATACCCTATAGTTATTTCCATCTTTCTCTATAGCTCGAGGTCTTGCAACACCAATAGTATTTCCGCCATGAGTGATTTGATCTTTTAGATTTATTTGACTGAGTTGATCTATTCTAAATATGCCTTTCATCGTAGTAACTAAAACATAGTTACCATAATTAGCGGCTGTAGTCGTATTGTTTATAGATTTTGTGGTTCTTGGTTTAGTAAGAGGTATAGGAATGTCGTTAGTATATTGATGTCTAAAGCCATTAACATATGCAGTACTTGGAGTTATGATTGCATCTATTTTTGTTGCAGAGTCGGCATTTGTTTCAAAGTCTACTAGCATTCTACCAGTTATATAGTTGCCACTTTCTTCACGAGTTCTTCGAGCAAGAGTACTATTTAAATCTCTTACCTCTAAACTATTTGCCTGTACATTATCTCTGAATAATATTCCTCGTGCAACTTCTGCAATAGGAAAGAAATAATCTCCGGCTACAGTATCTGCTTTGTCGATGAGCGTAAGTCTAATTCTATATCTGTCAGCACCTGGTGATGCAGTATTAATTGTGGCACCACTGTTATCGAATAAATCGTTGTCATCTGCAGTTGTCACAATATCTTCGGTTACATTAAATCCGACTGTACCACTATAAGTTGAAGTGAATTTAGAAAGTATAAGTTCTTGTTTAGCAGTGTGTACAAAGTGACCTTCTAAATAGAATTTACCTGCGTCTACTTCAAATATTGTACCATGACCAGATGCGGGATTTGCAGTTGTATTTGTGCTTTGAACTGTTAGTGTTTCACTATTTCCAGAAAAAGTTGCACCAGCAGTTGGAAGAATTCCTTCATTAGCAGTTCCATCTTGATCTGCTCCGTCTATGTATGTAACATAGATAACTGCAGGATCTGATCCACTTGCTGCTACTACTTTATTAACACGAAACTTAATTGCTGGTGTACTTTGTTGTGTAAATATAAAGCCTTCAATCGAAGCTATAGCAGGCAATGCTGTACCACTAGCAGTTGGGTCAGTGTTAAGCTTAATAAAATTAACTTTATTTTTTACTTGTGTCGCACCGCCTACCGCAGCTTGACCGTGTTTATAAGTGAAATCAGAATTTATTTTAAGGTCGGTTTGTATAATAGTTTGTAATTGATTCAGCTCACGTTGCTGTAAAGATCTTGCGTTATTAAATAAGACTTTATAATAGTTATCACTATCGCTATAATCGTCGTTATACGTATTAGCAAACGTAGTTTGTAATTTCTGATTGGCCATTGTAAATCCTTATATTTCGATAATAACTTTGATATCTTCAGTTTGATCATCAGCCCTTACAACTGCTGCTCTGTTATCAATGTATAGTAAATCTCCACTATACTTATTCACCTTTGGTACTGTAAGTTGACCAGAACTTTTGACTGTTCCTGCCCCTGATCCTGATTCTACTACGATATCTTGACTAGCTGAAAACTGAGTAAATCCAGTCGACTCTGTTTGATGATAAAATACTTGAAAATTTCCTGCTGCTGATACGTTAGTTGCACTATCAACATAACCTCTAGGCGCAGGTTCTGATACGTCAGCTTTCATTAAAGCTCCTTGAGTAAATGCCGTACCTATACTTGCAAAATTAAGTGCATTAGTGCAGTTTCCTTCGTTACTAGAAAACTGACCGCCTGCAGTTGCAGAGTCAGTCGATTTTGGATTTCTTATAAGACCAATTTGTCTAAATGAATTACCTGTTTGGAATTCTCCTTCTTGTTTTCCATTTGGCTTAGCATTAAACATCATTGCATCTGCGCGTAGATCGTCTCTTGGATCTGCACCGAAACCTCCTTGCGGACCAAATACAACTTTACCTTGAGCAGGTTTAGTAGGAGATCCTCCAGAAAATGTTACACTCGCAAAACTAAATCCTTGTCCCATTTCTATAAGATTTGCAGCATTTGCACTATCATCATTCATTTTAACATTTACTACACTTAAGTTGCTTCCTGATGTATTGCCGTTTGTCATAAGTGCAGTGGCATGTGCACCAGAATTTGCTGTTAAGTCACCGTCTCCAACAATAGTAATAGTTGGGACACTAGTATAACCTGAACCACCTGAGTCTAAATCAATTCCTACAATTTGTCTACCGCCAGAACTGTTCCATGCAGTTCCGCTAACTGCAGCATTCTGAATAGCAAGTTGTTCTACATCAGTCGCAGGAGATGAACCATCTGTTGCACCCTGTAATTTAACAGGAATAAAATTAGCAGATTTATATTTTGATGCATCAAGTGTACCTATTGTATATAAAAACTTCCAGGCATATCCATCGGCCATTACCACGCCTTTTGTAGAAGATCCAGTAGGTTCATTATCTGAAGGTACAGCTGTACCATCAATTGAAGATCTACCTTGACGTATGCATACATAAACAGAATTATTTGCTGTAACAACATAATATTGATTAGGAGCAGAAGGATGTCCTACTTTTGTATCATTATATGCATTATAAGTTTGACCTGCTGTCCAATTAACTCGTGGAACAACTGCTGAAAAATCAACAACCTTTTTTACTGATTGCAATCCATGTCTAAAATCTCGTTGTTCTTTTTCGGTATTTAAAGGAGTCGGCGCAGTATCAGTTGCATTCCAATCTTCACTTTTTGAAATACCAATATAGTAATTTGTAGTAGCTAAATCTGCATCAGCTTTAAAGTCATCCATGAGACGTCTTTTTGACTCTGCTGTAATGATTGCGTTAGTAGTCATATTACTTTTCCTTAAAGTATTGTATAATTTAAAATTATAGTGGAATCATCTGCTAATGTTCCGCCTGATTTATTTGTAATGCGCACTTTGAATGATCCTGCTACTACTGTATGTACATCAACATGAACATCTAGATTTGCATTAGCAATAATCGTAGAAGTTGCAAGACACTTACTAGATGTAATTGTAACATCTGCGTGTTCTGCATCATCTGCCAATGTTCCAGCTAAAGTAAGAGTATGTTTAATCTTAGAAGTATTAGATGTAACTGCGCCAGCACTTGAAGCAACATCAGAAGCTACGGCCGTACTCTCAGAAACCGTTAAACTACCAGTGACAGTTAGATTATCTGCAATAGTTGTTTCTGAAGTTGTATGACCAATTGTAACTGCAATGCCTGAAGTTTCAGTAGCTATTTTCATTGCGCCAGTTGCGTTTGTTAAGAATGAGTTTGTTCCGTCATGGAACAGTGTCATATCTCCGCCAGTACCCAGTCTTGCTTTATCACCGTCTGGCATAAGGAAATCACCGTTAGCATCGGTTATAACCGCTTTAGAAGCTGCAGTTGTTCCTGCAACTATGTTTTGTAATGCAAGACCACCTTGAGCTATAGTTTGCCAATGTGTACCTGTCCACATAAGTTCGACTGATTCCCATCGAGCTAGTATAGCAATTTGACCATTATCACCGCCATTAAATTTAGCACCTGTAATTGTAACAGCACCTGCATTAATATTAACAAACTTTTTAATTTGACCGGTTACTGTTGAAACAGGCAGAGTGCATGCTACTGAAGTACCTGCATTGTGAATTGTTAATGGAACAAGTAAAGAAGCAGTAACAGTTGTATTGGTTAATGTTTCTGCAGTATAACTTAACTTACTATTGACAATAAGTGAACCAGTACCTTTGGCTGCTAATGATAATGATACGTTCGTATCTCCACCGACAGCATTCAGTGTCGGAGCATTACCTGTCGCTGCATTTGTTAATTCTACATGGTTAACTGCAGATGCCGTAGTTTGAAATACAAGTTCTTCGTTACCATTCGCATCTGCTATGAAACCAGCATCAGCAAATTTAGGTGTCGTAAGTACAGCACTTGTAAGAGTTTTATTTGTGAGCGTATCTGTTGTCGCTTTACCGACAAGTGTATCTGTTGATGCAGGAAGAGTGAGTGTTACATCTGCTGTTGCAGCAGGTCCAATCAATGTAACAGCGTTTGTTCCGTTATCAGTATCTTCTTTAAATAAAATTTTACCTGCAGAACTTGAACTGCCTGATAAAGTAGGTGCACTTAATGTTAGAGTTGAACCTGAGGTTAAAACTGTACCAGTTTCATTTGGAAATGTAATAGTTCTATCTGCAGTTGGATTAATAAATGTTAGAGTAGTTTCATAATCATTAGCACTAGTACCTTCTGCGATAATTGCATTATTGCCTAATTGAATATTCGAACTAGGAGTATCTCCTCCGAGTATAGTATAAATTTCTGAGAAGTTGGCATTAATCTTTGTACCGGTCGAACGTAGTGTGTCACCAGTATTATCATTTGCGGATGCGCCGGTATTTATTGTCTGTCTTGCCATTACTTTAACCTATCGAGTTGTAACTATTTATACGCTTTATCTATTGGAATCTAGATAATATTTGAATTCATCTTCATCCATTGTTCTTTGAACATTAGAGAATCTCATTACACCATCAAACGCAGCTGAATCCTCATCCATTGTTGGGCTAGACATTCTAACAGCATCAACAAGGCTTGTATATGTATTATCAAGATAACCAAGAGTTGCAAATTGATTGACCGACAATGAACCGAAATCTTCACTTGAATCTGTAGCAGCTTCAACTGTACCCAAATTAATTGAAGATGAAGTAGAAGCAGTAACTAATCCACGATCAACAATATTAATAAATGGTTGTCTGAGATCAACAGGCGTTGTAACCCCTAGTGCTCCAGCAGAATCAGCAAAATGACCTGTAGATACTCTGTCAAAGTCGATACGATAAGAACCTTCGTATGTAATACCTTCCGAATCTGCTGGCCAACCAGTCTGAAATGGATTTGCTGGATCTGTATTGTATGGAGTTCGTGATTTACCAATAATACCAGATAGATCTTGACGACCAAGTGGTATACCTGTTGCAACTCCTACGAATTGTGGATTTGCAATTGGTTCTTTACCTTGACTATCCATAAAGTCAAAACTTATATCTGCGTTTTTAGATTCAATTGAAATTTCTGCACCTACAAACATTCCTGCAGGATGTGCAAATAATTTATATAAATCTAACCATTCATTTGTAGATCTACCAAACTTAATCAATATTCCCCAAAATTGAAATATTTTATCGTCAGTAATTCTTTTTTCGGTACCAGGTCCTACTTCATCTGAACCAATTTGAAATGTTAAATCTTTACCATATACTATATCTGGTGTTTCACCAAAGAACATATTAAAAAATCTTTCAATACCGAACTTAGTACCTTTTGATCTATAAAAGTTATTAGATAAACTTGC